GCCATGCACGGCCGCACCGATATCTCCGTTGACGGCCACCACTTCGCCCGCCAGCCCGCCATTGGCGCGGCTGTAGCCGTCGACCCGGAACACCGCCCAGTCGTTCAGGCTGCCGCCCCCATCACGCGTCAGCACGACATAGGGCGTAGGCGCAAAGAGCGCCCGCGCAGGAGTATCGTCGATCTCGAAGGTGGTCTGCAGGCCCACTGACACAGTGAGCGGCGTCGATGACGTGGCAACCAGAAACCCGTTCTTGGCCGCCGCCGTTGCGGTGGCGAGCGCAGGACCCAAGACCTCATTTACCCGCGACAGCCCCAGCGTCACCAGATTGTCGGTGGCACCGCGAATGCGCGCTAGCTGGGCGTCGAGATCGCCGAGGCTTTCGGCAATCAAGCGATAACGGCGATTGAAGAAATCCCGGTCGAGGTCTTGGTTGTCCCGCACCCTCAGGTCTTCAAACCTTAGCATGGCGTCATCCTTTCTTCAGCGGCTCGGATGTGGCGATCGCCTCCGGATGGTCTGCTTGCAGGCCGTCGAAGATGGCGGCCGTCACCGTATAGCGCGCACCGGGCCGAAACCGGGCCCCGGCAAATTCAAGGGGACGGTTCACCGTCACCCGGTAGTGGGTTGGTTTGGATGCCATTTGGCTGTCTCCTCAATCGGATCAGGTCTGGGCGTATTCGATCAGCTCACTGACGAGAAACGGCACCGCCGCGCTCACCGTCGAGCCGATGATCTTGACGGCGTAGGTGCTGACCGAGGCTACATTGAAGACCGAGGTCCGCCGCACTGTGCCATCGGCCAGCACCACATCCTCAACCACATCGGCCGCCTCCACCCCGTCCAGCGCGGCTCCAGTCATGAGCGTCACGGTACAATCGTGGTTCACCTCTTCAAAATGTTGCAGATCCGTGACCACCTTGACGCTGGTTGTGGGCGAGCCGAGCGTGCGCGCCTCCGACACCCAGGTGAACGCCGTCTTGGGCCGCGTGGCGACCGTCTGCGAGCCAGCAAGCCCGAAGCCCGGCATCAGGTCCGTGGTGCCGGTCAGGGTCATCCGCAGCGGCAAGATGCCCGGAAGGCCCGAGAGGTCCGGACCGCTGGTATCACCATCCAGCGCCACCCAGGCCCCGTTCACCTGCACCTCGATATCGGTGCGACAGGCAGGCGGTGTGACACCCTCGTGCAGCACATCGATATCGAGAATGCCGCCCGCCAGCTGCAGTGCTGTCAGCTCGATCGAGAGCCGTGTGCGCTCAAACCTCGCAAAGTAGAGCCGCATCTTCATGTCATCAACGAGGTTGCCCGCAAAGAACGCGCCATCGGTCGAGACAAAGAACGTGCCCTGCACCACCCCGTTGTCGGTATTGGTCATGGCGACATAATGATCACCGGTGGTGACTAGCACGATGGCATAGCGCCGTCCGGCCGTCAGGAAGGTTGGCGTGATCGGCAGTTTGCTCTCCACCAGCGATGGTAGGCCGACTTCCGTGGAAATCGCCCCCACCTGAATATCTGCCACCGGCAGCGTCGTGCGCGAGATCACCCGCGACAGGTCCGGCATGCCAAACGCGGTCTCGGTCACCAGCAGTGTGACATCCCCCGCGGCGGCCTTGCGTGAGAAGTAAAGCCCAACCTGGCTCAGCCAGCCATCCTGCGAGTTCAGGAAGGTCTGCGCCACCTGCTGGCCGTTGATCGTGGCCGTGGTCGTGACCCGGTCCCAGTATTGCTCCTCATAGGTGTCGATCCAAAACCGCCGCACCCGGATCCAGTGCACATTGCCGTTGGGCACGCGTGCGCCATTGGGCATGCGGTCCGGCAGGCCGTTGGTGACCTCCCAAGTCTCGCCATCCCGGCGAAAGATATTGCCTGCCAGATCATAGGTGCCCTGGCGCCACCAGCGGCTGTTGGTGCAGACCACCATGGAGTTGCCATAGCGCCGCCGCGTGCGGGCGCGAGTGAGCTGACGGATGTCAGTGGTCTCAAAGGTGTACTGCGCCAGCCGCGTCTCGGAGGCATAGCCCGTCAGATCAAGCCGGATACCATGGGCGTATTTGGGCAGAACGAACCCGCTGGTATTGGCGATATAGACGTTGTTGGGGTTCAGCAGCGCCAGTTCCGAGGTCTCGGAGCCCGCCCGTGGAAACCGGATGCCTTCCTCGACTACCGCGTCAAAATCGGGGTGATCGACATTTGAGCCATCTGCCGTCAGGAAATGGTTGGTGCCGTAGTAGATATAAGCGCCCGGCGCATAGACCTCGGTGCGCAGTTCATCGAGCTGCTCCGTCAATTCCACAATCTCGGCCTTGGTGGCATAGCCCGCCAGCCGGTCCGCCAGCGCCGACAGATCCGTGCGCAGCGTGTCCACCTGACCGCTGATCTGGCCGCGCCAGCGCTCCAGCGCAATCGTGCGGTTTGCAACATTACGCAGGTTTGGCAGCTGTGTCGCCTGCCACTGCTCGATCGCCACAACGCCGGTGGTGTCGAGCAGCACGTAGGCAATGACCGTCACATTGGCATCCGTGGCGGGATAGCTCGGGTCTGGCCCTTCGGTGCCCGCCACGGTGGAGATTTCTGCGCGGCGCAAAGACTCCATCGCCACCGATTGCGGCTCGGTGGTACCGGTCTGGGCATCGATCAGGAAGTCGCGGGGCTGGATATCCGTCTCGACCTCCTGGCCAAAGCTGACAATCGCCACGCGCTTGCGGGTCACAAGTGGCAGCACGTTGAAGAGATCAACGATGATGTCCTCGCCGCGTGCATAGACCGCCCCACCCGCATAGAGCCTGCCTGCCGACAGCGTGATCTCGGTCGCCGCAGTCTTGGTGGCGGAAAAGCCGGAATAGGCTTTGCCGCTTTCAACCGCGTCTCGAACGATGTGATCCATCGAGGCGCGGGCAAAGTCCTGCATGTTGTTGAGATCGGCGGATTGCAGCTCCTGCCGATCACGGTAGATGACGGTGCGTTCCATGTCTCAAACCTCTGTCAAAGTGCCGAGCGTGATATCGCCCACTGTGCGGCGGTCGCCCGGTCGCGGCACGCGCCAGGTCTTGGTGTTGATCAGGACCTTGTCCCGCAGCGATTTGGCGACCATCACCGCCTCGCGCGCATCCGCGACGGGCTTGGTGCTGGCGGCCACGACATAGCCATTGACGAAACGGCCCGCCGTGCGCGGATACCGCCGCCCTGTAATGCGGGTCAGCACCTCGGCATGGTACGGCGGCATCCCAAGCCGGGTGTAGCCCAGATGGGTGGACCGTTTGCGCTCTTCGAGCACACGGGCCGGGTCGTGGATGTGCCAGCGATCATAGAGATACTGCCAGGCGATTGTCTCCGGCAGGAAGGTGCCGGAAACATGCTGGCACGGCACGCCGGGGAAAATCGCTCCAAACTGGCGCGAATGTGTCTCAGCAACCTGCTGTGGGCGCACATCGATCAGCTCACCTTTCGGCAGCACGGTTGTGTACTGCTCGCGGCCCAGCCGGTAGCTGTACGTGGTCGCCCGCGGGAGGCGCACGATGCGCTGGCGTACGCCCAAATCATCGATCAGGAAGGCCTGAACTTTTGGTGGTGCGCCGAGATGAATGGCTGCCGTGGGCTTGGGGGCCAGGACCACCTCGTCATAGGCAATCGCGTTGAACTCCCCAACGCGTTCTGGCGTTACCGTGCGGAGCGTCAGGGTCGTCTCGCGGCCACGATCATGTAGCTTTGCGGTGCGCACATAGCGCGTGCCTTGCACCGAGACCGGGTTGTTGGGCCCGGCAAAGGCGGAGCCCGGGCCGTCTGGTGCCGACAGATACCGGGTGTTCCGACCAGAAACGCCCCGGGCAATGAAGGGATAGACCCGGAGTTGTGCGAAGCGGTCGAGATAAGCGCTGCGTTCCGTCTCCGTCAGCGCCTTCGACAGATAGGTTTTGGCGGGCGGCACGATGAACCGCCGCGCCTCGGCCCCCATGACGGCCAGCGCTTCGGCAATGGCGGTCTGGGTGCCCTTGATTGCGTGAAACGGTAACGCGCGCGCCATGCGCGCCCGCTTGGTTTCCTCGGGCCAGTCCTTGTCCCACAGATCGACCGAGAGGCCCCAGGCGAGCCAGGGCAGATGGCTGCTCGGGATCTGCTGCGGTTGCACCAGCGGACGCAACCCGATGGGCAGATCGGCAATGCGCGCGCCGGTGAGATCGGTGGCTTCCTCGAAGGCCGTCCGGTTGTCCGGCAGCAGGGTCTCGCGGGTCATGGGCAGGGATCCTATTCATCGCGCAGTGCCAGGATAGAAATCATGATCGCCTCCACCGCATAAACCTCGGTCGGGCCGAGCACGAGATCAGCGGCGGGCGTAACAAGATCCACCGAATGCACACCTTCAACATGCAACTTCGAAAAGATCGCCGAGCGGCGCAGGTTCATGCCCAGCATCCGGTTGGTTTCCACCCAGTCAGATAAGGCTGACAGGGCGCGGTCGCGCACGACATTGCCGTCTGGCCCGGGATAGAGGGTCAGTTTGGCCGTGATGTCCGCGCGATGCACCCTTGGCCCCAAGACTTCGACCATATCCGTCAGCGGCCGCACGTCATTGTCGATCAGCGACAGGCGGACGGTTTCGCGTTCCGTAAGGCTGGGCACCGGATCAGGTCCCGCCCGCAGGATGGTGACACGCACCCGACCGGGCGTCGTCATGATCGCCGTGGCATCGCGTGCCCAAGGGGCCGCGGTGAGCGCATGATAGACATACGCCCCTTCAGGTCCGGCCACGGAGAACGCCTCCGGGGCCAGCTGCACGCGACGGCGCAGGCGATCATCGTCTTCCGCGACCAGCACGCCCGTTGTGTCCTCGACCTGCATCCGCTGCGTGGCGAACAGTGCAGCCAGATGATCGAGGTTCCCGCCATAGGATGAGGCCAGCAAAACCGAACGGGCTGCGTCATTGATCCGCGCACGCAGCAGCATCTCACGATAGGCAAAGGCCTCGATCAGCTTGCGCGCGGGCTCACTTTCGAGATCAATGACGCCTGCGATTGACGGAAACCGCCCGACCAGATCATCGCGCATCTCGGTGACGATCGCCTCGTAGTCGAGGGTCTCGATCACGTCCGGCGGCGTCAGACCGGAAAGGTTGATGGCGGTGAAACGGCTCATGGTTGGGCCTCGCGTTCCTCGATCAGCACCCCGTCCGGGTTGGCATAGGCATTGATGCGGCGCGCGCCTTCAACCGTGAAGTCGCCATAGGTGGCGCGCGGGCGGTACTCGCCCTCGAGGAAGAAATGCAGCCGTCCGTCGCGGGTCACTTCGACAATCTGGATACGGGTCACACGGTAGCGCGGCTCGAATTGCTCGATCGCAGAAGTCACCGCCGCAAACCACGGTGTGACCTCATTGGGGGTGATGGTGCGCCCCAGCAGGTTGGGCACGAACGATCCATACCATTCGCGCATGATCCGGGCGCCAAACCGCGTGGTGAAGATGTCCTGCAGGCTCTGGGCCACATGCGGCCAGCCCTCAATCACACCGCCCGTTGCGGCGCTCAGGCCAACGGACGGGTTTATGCTGCGCGTGGCCATCGGTTAGCCCGCATCATCAGCAGTCGCATGATCCTCACCAAGATCAGGTTCGATGCGCGATGGTTTCTTGGACTTGCTTACCTTGGCCGCGGGCGTTTCTGCCAGCGCTTCATCGGTCTCTGGTTCGGCCGTCACCTGCGGCACATCGAGCCGACGCAGCGTGCCGAGGCGCAGCTCATGCTCCGCCTGTTTGTCGGTCAGCCTCAGCACAGTGCCCACGCCAGTATTCGTCTGGCCCGCAACGAAGCGGCCAGCTTTCTCGGTAATCGCGTATCGGTTCATTCCGATGTCCTTTCATGCATATCGCGCCTTGCAGCGCAGTGGCGATTTCAAGGTTGGCGTTTCCAACCTTGAAACTGGGTCGCCTTATTCCCCGGCAAAAACGTCTGGTGACCCGGCAGCGACTGAGGATCCACAAACCACCGGATCCCCAATCCGCCCTAGCTGGCGGCCATTGGCAAAGACCGTCACGGACCCGGAGGCCAGCACGCTGGCATGGGTCTGTGGGATCGCTGGACAGGTATGCGCAGCCCAGGCATCGCTCTGGCGGTGAACCGCGATCCCGTTGACAAAGACATCCGGACTGCCGCCCGTGCTCGGCCGGGGCGGCCAGCAGCCATGCCCGGTGCAGGCGTCGCCGCGTCGGGTGACAGCTGGCATGGGATGCCCCTTTTCGGTCAGTTCAGATCAATCCGCGCACCGTTGATGGTGACGCCGTCTGCGTTCAGCACGATGCTGCTGCCATTGGTCGAAAGCGTGATCTCGGCCGCCGTCATCTTCAGGATCGACCCGCCCACATCGACATGCACCAGATCATCCGCGAGCGTCATCCGGACATTGCCATAGGTGATGACATTCTCATCCCCTGCGGTTGAGGGGCTCGGATTACCCGCGTGATGGGTCAGCGGCACCGCCACCGCCTGTTGGAAATCCCCTGTGGGCGACATCACCGTAAATTGCTGCCCGGCCGTGGGCGGCGTGTGCACCCGCAACGCACCCGAGAACTGGGCATAGGGCAGCCATGGCGACAGGAAGCGGCCCTGGCCCCCATGTGTCGGCCCAAAATCCAACCGCATGCGCTGGCGTCCGGGATCGACCTCCGCCACCGTGCCATGCCGCATGACGCCTGCGACACGGCGCTCCAGATCAGTGACCCGCGCGACAAGCTCGACGATTTCGCGGATCGCCATCTCTACGACCCCTGCTGCTCAAAGACGACAGTCTGGTCAAAATCCAAAAACGTGATATCCGAGAGCGGTTGTGGGTCCGCGTCGAGGTCTGCGACCGGCCCGATGCCGATCTGGTTGGCCACTTCCAGCGGCACGCCTAGCGCCTCGGCCGCGCGGCGCCACTCATCCGCGAGCTCGCCCTCTATCTCTGCCCGCAGCAGGCTCGCGATGCCTACAAGCGCAGCGTCGTCGTCCATCAGCGCAAGGAGCTGACCCCACGCGCTGTTTGATGCCACAGCCCCGCCAGAAACCGGCGTTTCCACCAGATCGCAGCTCAAGACCAGCTGTCGCGCAGCGAAGCGGATGCCGTTCTCAGACGATGCGCCGCGCCGAGAAAGGCTGCGCGTGATCCGGGGGACCAGCATCATCCAGACACGCGACCACGCATTGTCGTCGCGGTTCAGGGCGCGCACCACCTGATGCTCCATAATGTCCAGCGTCAGCTCCATCCCTTCGTCCGTGTGCGGAATGGCAATGGTGATTTGGCCGCCGTCCCCATCAGATGCGGGCACCTCCACCCGGGATGCAATGGCAATCTCGATCACCAACTCGCAGCGATGGTTGCCGCTGCCGAGATCGCGCCCCGTCACCTCAAGCTCGTGCTCGTCGGTGGTGAGCACGATCAGCGGCTGGCGCTGTTCAGCAATGGTTTGGTCGATCGGGTCGACCGCGCTGTCGAAGACCCGCGGCCCGGCCAGCGTCCGGTCGAGCAGCGCACGGGCGGCCGCGAGGCGCATGGCAAGGCGGGTCAGGCTCATGACGGCAGGTCCTCCCAAACGAGGATAAGGTTCAGATCGCCCATATCCGTGTGCTGGACTGAGGAGACCGCATAGGTCGGGCTGCCAGCCCGGCTGGTGAGTCTGATTGTATCGCCCTTGGCCGGAAGAGCGGTCAGCGCATCGACCTCGGCCTTGGCGATCCAGAACTCGGCGCTGGCCGATGCCACACGCGTCGTCCCCGAGAATTCGGAGCCCCGGGCTGCGCCCTTGAGCTGGTCGTCAGCGGGGCCAGCGGAAAACACCCCGTAGATGAGGTGCTGCGGCCGGTCTGGGTCGACTGCGCGCTCGGTGTATTGGGCCAAAACGCGCGGCCGGTGGATTGCCGTCTCCGCGAAGGCGCCCTTGATCGCGCCCGAGAGGGCGGCGTCGAGATCGTCAAACAAGGATGTCATGGCCCAGGTCCTTTCAGCGGGAGGCCTCACGCACCAATCAGGTGCGCTTGCCGGGGATCAGCACGCGCGGGCGGGTGCAGTATTGCAGGGCGTTCATCTGGAACTCGAGGTTCACGCCCTTGCCGTTCTGCATTTCCCACTGCTTGCCATAGAGGCGCTGGCCCGGCGTGTTCACCGTTTCGATGTAATCAGCCGGGGCATAGACCGTGCGGAAGAGGCCGGGCACGCCCATGGGCACCAGATGGCACTTGTCGGTCTCAATGCCCACATTCTGACCGCCGCGGTAGTTCATCCAGGTGATACCGCCGAACTCGAAAGCACCGTAGATGCCGGAATTGCCCGAATTGATGTAGGCGTTGCGCAGTGAGGCGGCATCGGCATAGCCCTTATAGGTCTCGCGGACTTCCTTGTGGCCAATCAGGTCGTCAAAGAACGCGTCGCCACACAGCGCGATGACGCTCGTGTAGGGTAGACCGTCGAGAATGCCCGCCATCTGGCGGATGACACCAGCGCATTTCTTGCGCAGCGCACCGTCGGTGGCACTCGCGTTGTCGAGGTCAAAGTCGACCACGGCCTGCTGGTTTTCGCCAAATTCGGTGAAATAATCAAAGAGGACCGAGCCATCAGCGTCCAGAAGCTGGCCAGTCTTGAGGATATTGAGCCGGTGGTATTCCTCGGTCAGTGCGAAGAACTGGCTGGCCTCGGCTGCGCGATCCGCGATCTTCTGCTGCAGCCGCTCGACGGCGACCTCCTGGCCGAAGGCGCGCACCTGCTGGACTTCATCGGCGTAGATCGCATCATCGACCTGGAAATGCGGCACCTTAAGCATCCGCATGGCGCGTTTCGATTTGCCAAAGGTCTGGCCCGGACCACCGCGTGGGCTGGCCGAGACCAGCATGCGGTTTTGCTCCTTGTCCTTCTCGATCGCGATATCCAGCGTGTCGATGCTGGAGGTCTGGAACAGCCCCATCTGGCCGATGCGGGAGGGCGTGTATTTGATCTCACGAAGCGCATCCGTGAGGCGCATGACGCTGAAAGCGTCCTGACTGAAGATGTTGAGGATCGACATGGGGGGTCCTTTATTGCGTCGGCGCGCCAGCAACTGGCCACGCGGGATCGGCCCGTGGCCCGAGAGCACGGGGGATCAGTTTTCATTCTGGTGATGCGCTTTGGTGGCGTTTACCGCACGATAATGCCGACGCCCGCGAGGTCAGCTTGGGCAGCGACCTGTTCGGCAGGCTGATCCCGGTCGGGATGGTAGGTCAGTATCTTGCCGTTCACCTCAGCGTCCCGAGTGATGCCGGCAACCGCAACATCACTTGTGGTGGCATCACAGCCATAGAGCGCGATGGCCACGGCCGTCTGGCTGCCATCGGTGGCACCGACAGCGCTGGCGAGGTATTTGCCGCTCGCGGTGATTTTGCCCAGCACCGTGCCCGGCGCGATGATGCCCGCGCCACTGGCGATGGTGATGTTTTCCCGCGAGCGCTGGCGGTTGGCCTCGCTCATCAGGAATTCGCCGGGGTGCCGGCCTTCTGTGAGAACAGTCATGGTCTCGGTCTCCTCTTCAGCCGAAGCGCGCATTGGCGTGCGTGATGGCCTTTGACCAACCCGCCACACTGCGCTCGGCGCGGTTGCGTTGATCGGCCGGGGTTTCAGCCCCGAGCTCGGTCTCATGTGCAGCCCTGTCGGCGATCGTCGTGGGGACCGATGCCTTGGGGGACGCCGTCATAACTTTCGCTGCGTCCACAGCCGTCATTTCGGTCTCGAGGGCCAGAACCAGCGCCTGCGCTTCCCGGCCTTCGGCCTCGGGCGCTGTCAGGATGGACTTGATCCGCGCCGTGGCCTCGGCTTTGCCAGCGGTGACACCGGCGGTACGAGCCTCAGTGCGGGCTGCATCGACAGCGGCTTGCAGGTCGGCTGGGCTGATGGCCGAGACGTCGACCTGCGGCCCGTCGCTTTGAGTAGTTCTGGTCATGGGTCCTCCCTTTCTCTGGGGGATTGCCCCGGAGGGCGGTTGCGAAAGCGCGGCGATAACCTCGTCCAGGCTCGCCATACGATCGGCGAGGCCTTGGGCAATGGCATCCGCGCCAACATAGGTGCGGGCTTCTGTGGCGCGGATTGTCTGGTCACTCATTCGACCGACCCGACCTACCGCAACCAAGCCGACGAATTGGTCATAGATTTTCAGGACCTCGGCCTGCAGATCGGCGCGCACCGCGTCGGACAGTGGCCCGAACGGGTGGCCATCAACCTTGTGCGCACCGGCATGGATCAACGTCGGCTTCACGCCGCGATCTTCCAATTCTCCCGAGCGATCGAGATGGGTCAGCACCACACCGATGGAGCCGACCATGGAGGTGGGCGACACGATGATTTCGCGCGCAGCACTGGCGATGCCATAGGCAGCCGAGGCGGCCACATCATTGACGAAGGCCAGAACCGGCTTCACCTCGTTCACAGCGCGAACGAGGTTGGCTGTCGAAAACATGCCCGTGGCCTCACCGCCGGGACTGTCGATATCCAAGAGGATCGCCCGCACCTCCGGATCGGCTTGCGCCTCGCGCAGTTGGGCAGCAATGCCCTCGTAGGACACCAGCCCCGAATTGGCCCCGATCCAGGCGCCGCGGTTCACCAGGCTACCCACGATCGGCAGGATGGCGACGCCGTTGGCAACGCGCATGGAACCGACGCTGCCATTGTCGCGGCGGTGACTGCCGACAAATCGGTTGGCCTCGGGCCCCGGCAGGCTCATGGGCTCAATCCCAATCCGGCCCTGCAACACATGCAGGATCAGATCGGCCTTGTCGGGATGCAGCAGCAGTGGGCGGTTCAGCACGCGGCCCGCGATCTGCGCCAGCGTCGGACGCGCATTCGCCACAGCAGAGTGTTCAACATCTGGCGGTTCCATCATCGCACCCCTCCTGTTCCAAGCGCAAAGCGCCGCGGGCCACGGCCCTGTTGCTGGGCACATTGCTCTTCAAAGCCGCGAATGACGGTCAGCAATCTGTCGGGATAGGCCCGATGATAGGTCACCGACCTCTCCACCCCATTCGAGCCCGCACGGAACCGCACCTCCATGGCACCTTCCCCCGCGACGAGCCGGACATAGACCTGCCGCAGGCTGGCGGCCGCCGCGCAGGGATCGATCTCATCAATGCTGATGGTCATGCCTCATCCCCGTCGCCCGTACTGTCATTTTCATCTGCGTCAGCCGCACTCAGCCCACCGCCCTGCGCCCCCATCATCTGCGGCTCGGGCAGCCCGTATTCGGCCCGCAGCGCCTGTTCCTGCGCCAGTTGCTGGTAAACGTCGTCCACATCCGCCCCAAGATCGGTGCAGATCATCGCATCCGACATGACACCAAGACGTTTCCAGACCTCGTGCGCCTTGGCTTTCTTGAGATCATCGGCTTGCGGGCGCGGGTCGCCCCGCCAGTCCGCGCGACACGCCGCCGTGCGATTGGCCATAAACCCGGCAATCCCACCCGGAAACGGCAGGGTCCCAGCCTCGATCTCTTCCTCGAGCCAGGCCTCAAAGATCGGCTGGCAAAACGGCGCCATGATGTTGCGCCGCCGCGCCTTGGTGATCGCGAAGATCTCCGTGGTGGCAGCCTGCAGCGAAGAATAGGTCGCGCCGACATTGTCGCCAGTCGCACTTTCATAGGTCAGCCCAAGACACCGCGCGAGTTCCCGAAGCAGATGCATCGCAAAGGCGGCATAATCCGACGATGGATGGTTCGAGGTGTGGAACTTCAGCTCTTGCCCCGGAAACAGATGCGCCAGCCGCCCATTGATCCCCACATCCAGCGTGCTGCCGTCGTAATAGCCCGCCACCATTTCGATATAGGCTTCCATCGGCGAGATGCCTTGCGCCAGCATCTGCGCCTGCTCCTGGGGCGTCAGCAGCCCCTGCAGCACCTGTTCCGTCGGCTCGTCGGACGTGATCGTCACCGCAAACAGCGTCTGCACAATCGCCGCCATTAGGGTGGCGTCCGCCAGCTGATCGAACTGGCGGGCGACCTGCAGCGCGGGAACCAGAGGCGAGATGCCTCGATGTGTGCCAGGCGCGCCTTCAAAGATATGAATGACGCGCGGTCGGCCCGCCGCATCCCGCGCGCGGACATCGTATTCCACATCGTGCTTGAACAGGTCCTTGCGGATCGCCCGGTAGCCCACTGGCATGCCATCTGCATCGGTATAGACCCCGTTGATCAGCCGCTTCATGCTTTCCGTCTTGCGCGACAGACGCTGCGGCGGCAGCAGTCGCACCTTGGTGCCATAACGGTTCCACGGCCGCTTGCGCCAGGGCAGCTCCGCGAGAATTTCGCCGGTGACCAGCCAGGATCGAAACGCCGCCGCCTGCATCTGACCAAAGGTGCGCAAACCCTGAATGTCGCATTCCTGCGCGCTGCGCGCCCAAAGTTCGAACCGGCGCTCCACCGTTTTCGCCCAGTCCGAGGCCTCGGCTGGCGTCATCCCAAAAGTCTCGTTCTCCGGCAGCGCCTTCAGTTGCAGCCCCGTGCCCACGGTATTGGCGACGCATTGTTCCATGGCCCCGGCCAGCCAGCCGCTGTTGTGCAAGAGGTCACCCACCCGCGCGGCCGCATCGTCCCAGGCCTCACCAATATCATCCTGGCTTTCCCGCAGCGCCGGTTTCCAGCCCGCAAAGGTGACGCCGCGCCCGCCGCGCATGTATTTGCCCGAGGGTTTAGGGAGGGTCATCCCCTCAGGCCCTGCCGGTTGAGGCAGCGCCTCGGCCAGCAGAGTCTTCAGCTTTGACATCACGGACATGTGATCTACCTCTCACCTCTGCTGCAACGCGCGAACATCAGCCGTTATTGCAGGGCGCTGCTGCCACCGCAGGGGTTTGGGAGGAGCCCTGCGATGCCGGTGGCAGCGTCACCTCAGCATTGTATAATTTCCATCGCCTCATCGACCTCGGT